AGGATCATTTTCTAATCCACCCATAATAATGTCATGTCCTAATCTATCAGATTTAATTACTCCAGAACCATAAGCAGAAGCTTCAGCAATTTGAAGTCCTTCACCAAATCCAAGAGCAACAACAGTACCATCAGCTTTCTCAACAAAAGCAACACACTCATTCTGTCCTAGTAAGTGAATCTCTGAACGTAATTCTTTAGTATCTGAAGCTAAGATCATAGTCAAAGTTTGTTCATACCAAAGAGTTCCATTTCCTTTATTCACTCTGATTGGTGCAGTATAACTTGATAAGTTAGATTTTAACTTATACAAAAATACTTCACCTGTTACAGTCAAAGCAGTCACTTCATTGTCTACAATTGTAGAGGCAGTTACATTCTCTAATGGAAATATCAAAACAGATTTTATACCACCTTTACCGTTGGTACAAGTTCTGTCATTATATCCCTGTGTCATATTACAGCTCATTGCTTTTTATTTTTTTAATGTTATTAAATAGGGAGGAGTCACCCCCTCCCATTATTTTTCTTAGTTAGGAGAAGATGTTCCATTCCAAACTCCGATTTGGCTCAAGAAAGGTACTTGTACACCAGCTCTAAATTTAGATCTTAAATAGATTACATCATCATCTTGAGAATACCATAAATCAAAGTTCTCAAAGTCAGAGCTTAAGTCAGTTCCAAATACAAATTGAGAAGCTCTACCAGTATAGATGTTATCTAATCCATTCAATCCATTAACTTTAACAATTCTCATGTTTGTTCCTGGAAGGATCAACTCATTCAAGTCACCAATGTTAGCTGGATTGTAGTGGAATAAGTTATCATCAACTAAATTCTTAGTTAAGAAGTTAAAGTTCTCACGACCTGTAAAACAGATAAAATCACCAGCCTCAGCAACATTTGCTGGAGTTTCAATGAAACACTCATAGAACACATCAAATGCATTTGTAGCAGATATACTTGCTACTGAAGATGCATTCAAGTTAACACAACCATTTGCAACTGTTAAGAATTGACGGAATCCATTCATTTTAGATAAGTTACCTGATCCAGTAGCTTTGTTACCTTTCCAGATTAATTTATCTAATTCAAATGAATGCAATTGCAATAAGTAGCTGATGATTTGTGCTTCAAATGGAAGAGTTTTATCTTCAGCCATTGCACCTGGTCTAAGACCTAACTGTGTCCAGAAACCATCTAAGTCTTTTTGACAGAAAGATTTCATATAACCTAAAGTCTCAACTGCAATTGCTCTATCAGTGAACACAGTGTCACCATTAGGACTCATTGTACAGTCACCATCTTGGTAAATGATTGAATCATCCATTAATTTCAATTCTTGAGATCCTTTAATCCCTTGTTGAATTGATACATACTGCAATGTTCTAGCTTCAGTTACTGACTTTACAATTAAGTCTTCTCTTTGCTCATCAACATAAGCTGCTAAACCAGATACATCCCAGTTAAATTTTGTGCTTAAATATTTTTTTAACGACATTTTTATTAGATTTTAGAATTTTTTAAGAATAATTGTCTAGCTGTTAGGTTGCCAACCTTGCTGAATTTTTCAGCTTCTTTTGTCTCTACAGATGGTTTAGCTTTGAAAGCCTCGAATTCACTTTTCAAATTACTTAACTCATTGATAAGAGTATTATTTGTTTCTACAATAGTCTTAGTCATTTCTGCCAATCCTTCGACAGCTTTGGAGAATGACTCAAGCTTTGCATTTACAATTGATTCAACTTGATCAGCACTCATGGATTCTGCTGTTGTTTCTTCAACAACAACTTCTCCAGCTCCTTCATTTTGTCTTTCATCAATAACCTCAGTTATGATACCTTCTGCATCAACAACAATAGATACACCAGCAAGTTCTCCACTCAATGAATGAGTTCCTTCAGGAGCTGGTATTCTTTCGCCATCTGCAACAACAAAAACTGGCATACCAACTTCAAGAGCATCATACTCAATAGTTGTTACACCATCAGCTAAAACTGCTGTATCAAATTTGTCAACTGACTTAGAGAATTGTGCTTTCATTTCAGCAATCAATTCCTTAATGGTAGTTAGTTCTTTATTCATATTCTATTATATTTTATTGTTCGGAAATTCCTAATTCTTTTAGTTTACTTTGTGTCCATTGTTTAGCTGCTGGTCCACCCCATAATAAATAAGAGATAGTCCCACATGCAGATTCATCACTTGGATTATAATACTCCTCAGCTCTTGATAGATAAGAATACATTCTTTTTATAACAGCAACTGAGACAGTCTGTCTATTAGCTAAAGTTGTTGCTCTTAATCTACCAACCCTTGTGGCACATTTATTTCCATACTTCTGATTGAGCTCAATTCCTTTCTTTGCATTGTTAGTTACAGCTTCAGGATAGTCATTGTAAAATGTTATGTATTCCTGTACTTGCTTTAACTCTTGATAGATTGCTTTGAATTCATGTTCCCATCCTTTTCCAGTCTCAAGTAATTGGAATACACCTTCAATTGAGAATCCTGTAAACATACCAGCTTTAGCAGCATCATATATATCTTTATTAGTAAGCTTATAAGATACTAACCATGATCCATCTTTCTCATCTTTAAACCTTTCAGGAGCTGTGAATCCTTTTTTCTCATCAATGATATAAGACATAATCATATAGATACCATCTACTACTCTCTTACTATTATGCTCAAGATTAACATTGTTAAAGTTTTCTCTTCTAGCATAATCAAATACTATATCCTTAATTGATGCTGGGGAGAAATTTACATAATACTCTTCTCCTGTACTTGGATCTCTTCTAAAAATTGGAGTATTAGCAGAAATAGCTACACCTGTTATTACTTGCTCCTCATCATTGAATTGATAAGCAATCTTTTGTGAGAATGTCTCAAATGATTTCTCATGAGCTGGATTAGCTACAAGGCTATTGAATGACACTGTAGTCTCTGGATCATCCAGATCTATTATAATATCATATAATGGTAATTCTCTTAGCATATAATTATTATGTATATTTGTTCGAAATGATTTTTGTATATCCATACCATAGCAAGGTCACTTATGACTTTGAGATTATTCAATCTATTGAAATTATTAGACATCTATATCCTGATGCTAAGATATATACCATAGGTAAAGAAATACAAGGAGTCAATAATATACCATGCAATCAACACAATAACATCAGAGGATGTGATGTTACCAATAGAATCTTAACTTTTGCAAAGAAGATTGGAGGAGATTTTATTTATATGAATAAAGATTTCTTTTTAAGTGAATCATGGCAGCCTCATGTAGCAATTAATAATGGACCATTGATTGTTAATCCTGAACATCCACCACATACTAAGATAGCTCAAAGTAATACTCTTGAATTCCTTAAGCATAACAACTTTACTGCTTATAATTTTGAGACTCATACACCTGTACTAATGAATAGTCAAAAGTTAATTGATCTATTTGATAATATTAATTGGCAGAATGATAATCATTTCATTAAATCAATCTATTGCAATGTTTACCAGGTACCATCTAAAGAAGGTGTAAATTCAAAAGTATCTGTAGCGTCAATTGATAAAGCTCAAGAATTTATATCTATCAATGGATGTTTCTCAACAGGGGATAACTTCTGGAATAAAGCTACAGTAAAATGGATTAGAAGCTTGACTTCACCTCCTGGACAGCTACCTTGTTCTGAACATTAGTGATATCATATTCCAATACTGCTACCTTAGTCATATTCTGTAAATTAGTACCTGTAACATTCTGACTATTAAGATCAGTTTGTTGAGTATTAGTATTAGCTGTGAATGTTGATGCTGTTGCTCCTAATGATGTATCACCTGGTGGTGGTGGTGGTGCTGTTGGTGGAGTTCCTCCTGAATTAAACTTAGTCTTAGAAATTGCTGCTATTTGTGCTGCTCCTGTAATAGCAGAGAATGCAGAGAATGGTAGACCAAATGTAACTGGTGATGCTGCTACTGACTTACTTATTGCACTAGCAGTTGAGATTATAACTTCAGATATCTTAAGAGCTTTCTCTCTGTTAAATGCTTTCTTTCTAATCTCATTCTGAGCACCTTCATTACCTTCTAACTTCTTAATTCTTTCTTCATCATTAGCATTGAGCAATCCATTCAATGCACTCATTGTCTCTTTAAATGCTTTAGCTATCTCAATTACTTTGTCAATATTTGAGATTATTTTTTTAACTCTTTCGTCATCTATTTTCTTTTGTTCTTCAGCAATAGCTTTGTCATTAGCTACTTTTTTCTTACCATACTCTAAATTGATTTCATTAATCTCATTTAGTTTAGCAGTTTCTATAATTGCTAGTTGTTCAGCATTTCCCTTGGCTTGTTCTTCTAGAGTAAAATATTTATCATTAACAGCTTGGATTTCATTTTGTTGCTCTGAAAATAAACGCTGTCTATTTTCTTCTGCTATTATTTCCAACTGATTCAAATATTCTACTTCAGCTGCTTTTCTTAATTTATTAAGTTCATTTTTTTGATTCAATACAGCATCACTTTCAATCTTAGCATATTTGCCATTTATCTCTGCAATTTCTGACTGTTGTTTAGCTATTAATTCTTTATCACTTTGACCGGCTGCATCTGCTTTTGCATATAATTCTTGATACTTATTATCTAATGCTTGTAACTCTTTCTCCTTAGCATCTGTAATCTTAGACTGTCTTTCAGCTTCAATTGCATCAAAGAATTCAGTAAGCTTTTTATTATAGTCTTGTTCTTCTTTTAATCTATCTTCATTTGCTTTTTTATTATTATCAGACCTTTTTTTATCAATGTTAGCTTTGTTAATATCCAATTGATTCTCAGCATCTAAAATAGCATCAGTTGTTTCTTGAATTGATTTCTTTGTTTCTGCAATAAGCTCATCATTTACTCCCATTGCATTGGTAGCTTTTAATATTCTCTCATTTAATTCAAGTTCTTTTAATAATGATTTTTGATATTCAATAGAATTTTGAATTCTCTTTTCTACCAATGCATCTGAACTTTTACCTTGAGCTTCTAATAATGCAATTTGTCTACCTAATGATTTATCTTCAGCATTATAAGCATCCTCCCTAGCTTTACGTTGTTCAGACTGTTTAGCAAGAGATTTATCTACTCTCTTCATGTGAGCTTCATGTCTTGCTTTTTGATCACGTTCTGCTTTGTTATCAATGACATTGAAGTATTCTAATGCTTTGATTGCAGCATAAACAACCCCTATAAATGGAAAGAATATTCCAATTAAAACTTTAACTCCAACACCTAATTTATCAAAGTAGTCGTAAGCTTTAACAACATAACCTGATAGTTTAATTACTACCTTACTTACTGTATCAAAATTAGCAATCAAAGTTCCTATTAAAACAATAATAGCTCCAATACCAGTAGCAATTAATGCTGCTCTAAATGCCTTTGTTGCAAATGTTGCTGTATTAGTTGCAACAGTTAATCCACCTTCTGCTGTTGCTAGTCCAGCTGTTGCACCAATAGATCCTGTTAATATAAATGCTTTAGCCTTTTCAAGTCCATTTCTTAACTGTAGACCTAAGATTGACTCCTTATTCAAGTTGTTTGAAATAATACTAACAGAATTAACAAGGCCCTGAACAGCTTGAAGCTTAACCATTGTCTCTGCTAATTTCTCATTCTCAACTCCAGCTAATGCAGCAGCAGATTGTATACCTTGAAATGCAGCAGCTCCAGTCTCTATTCCTTGTAATGTAGTATCAAGTCCAACAAAGTCAGATGATAAAGCTGTAGTCTGAGCTTTTAAATCTCCAATCTGATCCTTTAATTGAGCAGCATTTCTAATTGCTTGTTGACCTACTGGACTCTTATCACCAGCTTGCAATGCTAAAGTCTGATACTCCTTCATTGTTCTAGTCAACTCTCTCATAGTGAGTCCACCAGCTTCTACTCTAGCATTCAGTTCTTGGATTTTCTGGTCAAAATTATCTATGCCAGTATTATCAGAAGCTGTTGCTTGTGTTGCTTTTAAATCTTGATTCAATTCATTAACAGCTGCATCCATAGCTTGGATGTCATTAACACTATTACCAGTGTTGACCTTAAGTGAGAATACTACTGATTTTTCTGCCATTAGTCTAGGGGTGTTGGTGTTATTGGTGGTACGTATTCACTCAATGGAATTTCTAATAAATATGCATATTCAGTTGGTGCAATATCAACTTCATCTGAACTGCTCAAAAATAAGAAATATACTTCATTAATATCTTGCACAAAGTTAAAGAATGTATCTGAGTCAAAGAATACACCTTGTAGACTTTCCGCTGTTTCTGTTGTTACTATTCTACCTTCTATCATACTTGTCTGCCTAAACTTGTTTGAAATGCTTGAACCGCTGTGTAAAAGTTAGCTGCTTCTGTATCTGTTAAACCGTCACCAATTGATGCAAATGCACATTGTTTTGTTGAATAAAACGCAGGGTTGTTTGCGGTTATGAAATTGTTCAAGGCTAAAATAAAAACGCTTGGTAAATTAGTGGTAATATTAGTTCCATTAGTCGTTGCCGTTGCTAATACAGTGCCGTTTCTAATTACTTTTAAATCAGTAGCATTAGCTCCTAATCTGTTGTTCATAAATAACCCTTGTGATGATGTTTGACCAGGTGCAAGTGCTATATGTGTTGAAAGTGCTTGTGAGGTATGGCACGCACTTGCAATACCAGTATTTCTTGTTATTGAAAGTGAAAATAGTTGATTTGTATTAGGTGACTTTGCACAACCAACTTCATTATTATTAGTTGCTAAAACTTGCGTTCTACTATAAAAAGAAATATGTGCATCGTATAAAGTAATATTAGGAGCACTTAAAAATGTGTTAGCATATCCAGTTGTTCCATTGCTTACCATTCCATTGCTTGAGTGTGTTACTCCAGTTCCATAAGTCAACCTAAATGCCACATCCAAATCTCGTGGATCTTTAAGGTTGAACTTATGCTGTGAAGCTGTACCACCAACTATTGGATAAATAGCTTTGAATTTAGTCCAAATTGAATAACCTTTCAATGCAATTACTAAATTGTTAATAGCATTTGCTTGTATTCCACTAGTAATGTTGGCAGCATTTAAAAAAGCTTGAGCATCAGCATCTGATACTATTGGAACTACAAGTACTTTTGGCATCAAAGAAATTAGGCTCCTGTACATACTCCTACAATATCAAATTTAGTATCTGTACTATTATAAATGCAACCTATGTAAGTAGTGTTATTTGCCACCGTTGTTGTTGGTGCGGTCACTCCTATTTCTCTAAAATTAGTGCCGTATGCTATTGACCTTGCCGTTCCATTATCTTTAATTCTTATAATCAAAGATTGTCCCTCAACAAATGCACCAGTAGGGTTAGCTAGTGCTAAAGCTACTGCTTGAGCTGTGATAGTCACTAAGTCATTGGTGCTTGTAGCTGTAACCGTTGCACTTGAACTAACCGTTTGAACTCTTGGATTTAAGAACGTTTGGTCGCCTGTATTTGTTCCACTTGTATTTCCAATTACAGTTAAGTTTGCATCTGTAACATAACGCTTGTTTAAGCTATCTGTTATATCTGCCGTTGTTGCATCTGCTCCAGCTGTGACCAACCCTTTTGCATCGTAAGTAATTTTGGTCTTTGTTGCTCCCGTAATTGCTGTATTTGATGCCACCTTGTCATTAAATGTAGTCCAATCAGCTGAGCTCAATGCACCTCTATTAGTACCTGATGCTGTAGGTAGATTAAATGTGTGAGTAGATGTAACTGAACTGATAGCAAAGTCAGTGCCACTTGTACCTACTGCTAAGTTCTGTACCTGAGCTGTCAATCCATTCAATGCTGTTAAGCCAGTTGAGAAGGTAGTTATTATCTGACTAAGATGATTGTCTTCTGTGTGAAGTGTGATTGTTCTACCACTATGAGTGACATAGATTCTCACAGCTAATCTATCAGTCAATGCTAGTGTAGTCTGTGGTACTGCTAATGCTGTTAGATATAAGTCTATTGCTGTGCCTCCAGTGATGCCTTCAGGATTGGTTGAGTTAGATGCTATCAATGTCAATGTAGCACCATCCCATTTGTAGAGCTCTACATAAAATGAAGGTGTGCCACCAGAACTAGATGCACTAAAATAAGTTTCAAAGTTCCAATTTCCAGCTGGTATCTCTAATTGATTAGGATCATTAGCATCTGTAATGAATGACTGAATATATCCATTAGCTGCTATTGTGAAATCTGTGCCAGCTCCTATGACTGGTGTCTTATTAATTTCTTTCATTGCAACACCACCAAATGTACCCTGACTTACTGATCCATTAAGGTAATAACTTACAGATGCACCACCACCGCTTGATGTTGGAAAGTTAGCAAGCTGACCATCACCTCTGATATATTGTGTTGCAACCCCAGCACCAGCAACTGCTAATGTGCCTGATGTTGTTACTGGATTACCAGTCACTGTGAATGCAGAAGGCATAGTCAAGTCAACACTTGTAACTGTACCACTTGTTAAGTCAGCTGTAGTTGCTATTGTGTAGCTACCAGTTGCTTTGTCAGGGAACTCAAGAATAACATCTGAATTTGTTACGTTTGTGTTTTTTAATTGACTTGTAATTCCATCTCCCTGTAATCTTAAACTACCATCGTTATTAATGGAAGCAAAACTATCATTATCAGTATTTTGAGTTACTATAATAGTCTGTCCTATAATTGAACCTTCCCCACTTCCATCAGTAACAATTAAATCGTCTGTAGTTGTATTTCCATTATCAGTAACTTGTTGCAAATCCTGACTGCCACCACTAGCTGCATCAATTATATTTTGACCTGTAACTCTCTTGCTAATATATGTACCTCCTGATACTTGTGCAATCTCTATTATATCTGTGGAGGCTAATGCACTACCCTTAGCTGGTAAATCTGATATTTTTACTGACATAATTATTCTATAAATCTGATTAATGAATCTTCTGTAATTCTTACAATTCCTTCTTCTGTAATTCTAGTATTAGGATCTGTTATTATTGTTTGTTGAATTCCTTCTCCTTTTATTATGCGTAGAAGTTCGACCTTAGTAGATACATTAGATCCACTAAGATAGTCACTAATACTCAACAACCTATATACTACACCATCAATGTTTATTAAGTTTCTAAAGTTTAATGAGTTAATATCTTGTGGATTAAGCATTACATAACATGTCAATTTCTTACCATACCTTGATAATAATTCCTTTATGAATGTATCATGATATAGATATAGATTATTGGATGGATAATTATTACTAACCCAAAATACATAATCAGGAACACCCCAATTGAAGTCAAATGTAGGAGAATCTAAACTATCTAAGTGACCAACATACGGATAAAGAGTATTAAAATAATCAACATTGAACTCATCTCTATGAAACCAGTTACCTGTTCTTAATCCACCTAATTGAACTATAAATGACTTTCCTTTCTTTAACACTATCTCACTTGTACCATTTTCATTAGTCTTTAAATCAAAGGACCTTGGAACAATCAAATCAGTAAATGTACCTGGTGAATCACCTGGTATCTGAACAAGTAACTTCTGAGAGAATGGTAGTAAGAAATCTGTAGAGTTTACTGAGAATTGACTTTGACTCTCAATAAAGAATGATCCATATTGCTTGTTAACATCATTCTGATATCTCTGATTCCAATAGTCAGTATCTTGTGTGAAATTAAATTTATAATTCTTACTTGCGAAATTGATGGTAGGCTCAACCATAATCTCTTTTGACCTATCAATCTTAGATGACCAATCAATAGCATCACCACTTGGATTATAGAATTGACTCAATGGCTCTATCTCTAATACAGTTGCATCTTCTGTTGATGGTTTAACTAATAGATTGAATGCATTAATAAAGGCTTTAAAGAATACATCACAAGTCATGTTAGGAAGGAATGGAGCTAATGTAACTAATCCTCCAGCTGTTAGAGCTTGCTGTTGTTTTAATATATCTAACTCAGCTGTATTGCTTGTTACTTCAAATGTTAGATTATAATTGCTTAAACCACTTCTACTTATAGTAGTGTTGTTGATAACAAATCTTAAGTTAATTCTTATCTCATCATTTATTAATGTAGTTATTTCTCTTGAATAATTAAATGAGAATGATAATGATGTAGAAGTACTAGTTAATGCTCCTTGATATATTAAATCTGATGTTAAGTAAGATCCATTTTTAATTATCTCTAATCTAACTTCATAAGATCCATTGATAATATATGCTCCAGCTCCATTACCTGAAATTAATATATCAACATCATGATCACCATAATAATTGATTTTAAACAATCCATCACTAGCAGATACAAATGATAAAGGAATTGTAGCTTGTGCTTGGTTTAAATTATCTTGAGTAACAGTACAATCATATTGATCTAAGAAATTTCTAACTCCAGTAGACATACTTCCTGTAGGATCTCCTGGCTCTAAGAAATCTTGTAATTGACCATTAAAAATAAAACCATTAGTATTGTTATCTTCTGTAGTGAATAATGAATCATTATTAGCTTGTGAGCTATCAATCAATGGTAGGTCACCACCATCATAAGCAAGTAGTAATTTCTTAAATGTCTGAGTTTCTAAGAAGTTACTATCCCATGTGATACCACAATATTCAAAAGCTTTCTTTAATACTTCATAACAGAATACTTGTGGTGGTATATTCTCAACTGCAAAGGTATCTGCTGATGGCCTTGTATATCCGTAATCTATCAATCCGTAATAATAACCTTCACCAGTCCAACCTTGTGAGTCATAATTACTTGAAGGACTTCCATCTAACTGGATAACTCCATTCCATGTATCTTGTTGATTAGCATAAGTCAATAGATGATCATATTCTGACCAACCTAACTCATTTACTTTTATCTTCTGTAGCCTAGAGATATAATCAATTGTATCACTAACTAAAGTTATGTCAAAGGACCATATTCCATCTAATTGCTTACAGCTCATCAACTGAACTACTCCATTGAACTCAAGCAATCCACTCTGATAGTATTGGCATTCAGCTTTTATACTTGGATCAAAGTCTATCAGTTCTGGTTGGTCTTCAAAGATACTATCAATAGCTGATAGTGTAAACACACTAAGCATTAACTGTACATTGCTTCTTGTACCTGGTAGTGTTATAGTCTTTGATTTATTTCCTTTCCTTGATGATAGGTCCTTAATATCACTGATACTAAAGGTCAAAGGAAATGGAGCATTTTGGTCAATGTCTACCAGTCTACCATTTATGAATAATTCTCCAGCCATTAGTTAAGTTGTGATCTATAAGTATATGTTCTATCTATGGTCACTTGTTCCTGTAGCAATCCATCTCTTCTCCTGGTCTTTAATTGGTAGGTTGAATTTGTAACTTTAACAGGCTCAAATTCTGTTCCATTTGTTTGCTCAAGATAAACTATAGGAGAGTCATATAAAGACTCTACCAACCAATTCTGAACTTCTTCTGATATCCAATCTGAATTTAATACTAATTGCTTATTCTTAGTCTTGGCATAATTTACTTTTTGCCCTGAGTATAGTGGATAAGTGTAGCTGTTACCACTCCATACACCTGGATCACGTTGATAAGCAAATGACTGTACAGTTGCTGATTGTGTTGATACTAATCCAAATGTAAATGAATCCCAACATCCAAGCTTATTTAACCAATGCAATCTATAAGGCTCATATCTTTGACATGCTAAATCCATGTAGATAGTTATTGGTCCTACAAATGATACACCTTGTACAGATACAGATATCTCGTATCTATAGCAAGTATCAAAATCAATCTGTGTTATAGTTGTATTATCTATTATAACTTGTGGACCAACATTCAATATGTAAAAATCAGTAGCTGTTAATGTTATAAAATCTGTAGCTATTGTATTGCCAGATATATCTAGTAAATAAATATTAAGATCACATGATGCTACAGCTGTTTGTTCAAAAAATGCTAGATAAAAATTCTCATCCATTCCTACTAATCGTTTAGAAGTTAATGGAAAAAATGTTAAGAATGATGCATCCTGAGTCTGATTAGGATCATAGATTTTATAATTAAAATTTATCCAATCTTCATACTCTAATGATCCATTAAAAGCCTTCAATGTAGTACTAGTATCACTTGCTTGTGTGATTGGTGGATTACCATACTTTTCATAAACTATTATAGCATAACTAACCATTGAATCAGTAGCATCTAATTCTAAGTTAGTAGTAGGTATAGTATTTCTAATATAAGCTTCTACAGCTTGAGATACATCTATCCTTGATAAAGAATTGAACTGTCTGAATACTTGTTGAGTCAACACTAATGTAGAGTCAATGTATAACTCCACAATAAATGAAAAGTTTTCCTGTGCTGTCTGATCACTGCTAAAAGTAAACACCAAAGGATTGCCAGCTGGTGCTATAGCTTGTGGTTCATCATATATTGTTACTGCCATTCTTTAAAAAATTTATTTCAAACATTAATCCAGTCAACTCAGCCAAATCATTTGCAATCTTGTTAAGCACATCATCATTAATGACATTCTCAGTTAT